GATGCTAATTTTTGTCTTCCTTTTTTGGTAAGAATTGCATCTACTGTAATTTCTGTGTTATCTAAATATGCCATTTGATATGTTTTTTATCTATATTCTATAAATATAACTAATTTTTATTTTCCAATTAATCTACTTCAAGTATTGGTTCACCACTACCTCTACCAGTCTTAGCCACTCTAAGAATGTTAGGATTAGTTGTAAATGTTTCAACCGGGTCTAAACCATCTGGTGTAGTTGTTGAATTTTGAACAGAACCTTTCCAAAATGAACGTTTCATACCCTCACCTAAATTATTCTTGTATATATAGTGTGTTGGGAAATATCCATTCAACGAAGTTACCTCAACAATATCATTACCAATACTAACACTACCACTAAATGGTAATACAGATACTTTGTATTTGTATTTGGTTACTGGAATTTTTTCGTATTTAACTTGTCCATATGGTGTTGCTGGGTATCCTTCCGTTTGTGTGTTTATTTTTTGAGTATATTGTTGCTTTACTAAGAATATACTTTTTCTACTTCCTGTTTCTTGGTAATTACCAAATAAAGGGTCATAACTTCTAACGATACCAGTACCATTATTAGCGTATAAACCATAACCAGCATTAGCAAGAGAATCTCTGTCCATACCAACTTCAGTAAACGTAAATGAATCAGCTTCACCCACCAAACTTGCACCAGTAGGACATTGTATTTCTAAATCGTAAAATGGTGCACTACCTTCTAATAAAACTCCATCATTTGCATCAATAATACTATTGTAAGATGGATTTGTTCCTTCTAATTGTATAACATCATTTGCATCCACTACTCCAGTATTGTTACTAACATCTCCAGATAGATTTGTTATTTCGGATGCATCCAATGTAGCATCTTTTGGTATAGATTCTGCATCTAATAATACATCTTTGTTTGTATCAAGAGACGTTTCAAAATCATTTCTCAATGATTGTGGTTTATCCCAACGAGTTTTATTTCTTTCTAAATAGTGTGGTTCAATTAACAATCCTTTAGATATGTTTGTTCTAACAGGAGCTAAATCAGAAAGTACTTCAAACAATGATTTATCTATGTATCTTATTAATCTAATATATTCGTAGATATCTCTGTTATCCAATCTCTCAAAGTAGTAATGTCTTAAAGTATCTAATTGTTTATAGTTACTTCTATATTCATCACCATAATCTCCAATATAGTTATCAATATTAAAATCACCAAATGCTTTTAAGATATCCATATTCAACTCCTTAATTGGAGAGAAGAATAATCCCAAACGATTTGAATCTATTGGAGCTCTATCAAATGATTTTTGAGTTGCTCTAGTTTTATAAGAAAGGTCACCTATTAAAGTTTGTTCTTCAAAACGAATCTTATTAGAAACATTAAATCCTAAAGATGGAACATTTGCTGTTACAGTTCTATCATATGGAATGTATTGATATGGATATGTTGGAGCTGAATAAAAATTACTAGCAGTTGCAAATCCAGTATCACCAACATATGATGTATCTATTGAAACGTTTTTAATGAATGGGTCTAATACTCTATCTTTTGGATATTCAAAATCCAAACGGAATATCAAATCTTTAGTTGATGAATCAAAATCATTTCCATTGATTGCGTCTGGGAATAGTGTATGGTTTTCAAATTTACTTCTTTGTAAAGGTACAGTCCATAAACGGAACTCATCTAAATTACCAGAATATCCATTACCACCAACCTCAATATAATTGCCATCTTCCCATTGTGAATCATCCGTTAATATAGACATACTCACAAATGCAGTTTGTCTAGTACCATTTGAAGTACCCAACCAAACCTCATATAAAGATGTTGCCCCACCATAATTGTATCTATTGATTGCAACATTTGAATAATTTTCAATAGATAGTGGAAATCCTAAACTTCCTGTTTTTAAATCAGGACCATAAGCGTATGGATAGTTACTAGCCGTATCGAAATAATATGTTGATACAGATGCACTTATAAATGGTTCATTAACATAAGTACTTGTAGATGAATCGCCACCAAAATTTAATTCTAATTTAGCAAAAGAACCAGTGGTTTGTACTAAATCTAAATTCCATTGGCTTGCTGATATTAATCTTTGTGGTGTTGATGTAATAGATGCAGGTAATATCCTAAACTCAATACAATTAGGATAATCTCCAGTTTTTGTTTGTTTCCAATCAACTCGTACTGATGAATCAGTATCCAATACAATTGCTGCTGTTCTATCATCAAACGTAAATTTACTAACCCCACCTCTAGTTGGATCTTGAGGTCCACCAAATTCCATTATAGTCAACATAGATTGTGGTACACCATAACAAGCCATTACAGCTTTAAGTGCTCTAGCAGTACCCTTATGTTTTAATAGATATGGTAAGTTATTTAAGATTCTTCTCCACACTTCATAGTTTGCATCTTGCAAGCTTCTTCCATATTTTTGATATCCATCTTGCGTTGTACCAAACATATATTCCCAAAGTAATTGAGAATTAAATGCTCTTTTTTCAGTCCAACCCATTGAATTTAACATAGAACTAACTAATGAATCAGGAACTCCCAATTCTTCTTTATGTTCTACGTTTTTAGATTTTTTTATTCCATTTATATAGACCCATAGAATATCAAAATGCTGGCCAATCATATCTAAGAATAAAATAAAATCAGCGTTATCGTAATCTTCGGTTATATAAGCTGGAAGATTATTACGCATTGCATATGAATTATACTTATCAAATTCTTCTGAATCAGCCAATGCAGTTTCATACCAACTAACAACCAATGGACTTGTAATAGGTCTTAAAATTCTATAAGTTAATTGGGTTGTTGGATTAAAATAATCTTCCTTTGGATATGCTAATGTATTTTCTGATTTAAATAAGAATTTTTCAAATCCATCAAATGTTTTTATTAAATTACTTATTTTTTCAGCAATTCCATTTGCTTCAATTAATGCATATGGTGCAGGAATTACTTGAGGTACTTCAAATTGTAATTGTAAAATTGGGTCTATTTGTTCACCAATTAATATTTCATTACCTTCAATTTCAGGAGTACCATCTCCGCCAGTATCTTCAGTTAATAAATAACCGATTGGAAATGTTGTTTGTGTTAAACTTAAATATTTTGATTGATACTCTTGTAATATATTTATTTTATAATAAAAGTTTTTCAATCTTTCAGCACCAGAGCCAAAGTGTACAAATTGGTCAAATGTATATGAAGAACCACTAACATACTGAATATTTAATTTTTCAGTATCAATATTATTTTGAGATGTTATCTTATTTAAGATATCATTTGATGTAGTAGACCCACTTGCTATTAAATCATCAAATATTTTAAAAGCAGTTCCGTTATCAGGATCTAATAAAAAATTAGGTCCTTTTAGTGGTGCACAATAGCTTGTATCAACACCACTAATTGTTATAGTTTCAACTATTGGGTCAGCTTGTAATTTAGAAATCCAAACTTGTTGATTTGGTTGTACAGTTGTTTCTAATGGTTCGTATAATTTTAATATAAGTGAATCATTATCACCAGTCCAAGTTGTAATTACTTTATTATCACCATTACCAATATGTAATAAGTGTGTTAAATATTTTGATGTTTCATCTGCAAAAATACCTTTATCAAATTGTGCAATAAATCCTTCTGCAATTCTACTAATAGCAACATCTCTAGGAATAGTTAAATCACCTTTATCAAATTGAATTGTGATTATTTCTTTTTTACCAATTACAGTCTGTCTTCCACTTACGTTATATGGAACTAATATTAATTGTAAATTAATTATATCTTGGTCTTCTGAAACATTAGTCCCAGCATTTATTAATAATTGTTTAAAATTAAATGTATGCGTTCCATTTTTTGGTAGTTGTGCAAAATTAGAATTACTACTACCAGCATACACCTTAACATAATCAGTATCAATTGAATCAAATGATATTTTAAAATCAACATCAGTACCTACATAATCAGGTCCTCTTAATACAGAAGGATATTGTATATTTCTAATATCAGGAACACCAACCCATATATCATCAACAGCTACTAATGATGTTTCTATTAAATCACCATCACCATCTGCGTTTGTTGGAACTAATTTTATTGTATATTTTCCAATTACATCAAATGTTTTTGATGGTATTATTATTATGCTAGTTTCACCACTAACATTAAATTCATATTTTTTATCCTTTACATATGCAGTTACTTTTGTAGTATTTCCAAAAAGATTCAATCCAATTGGAACTGCTGCATCTGAATTAATATTATATTGTGTAAAGTCTTGAGATGCTAATTGTGCTGGATTTGAGAAACTTATTACAGGAACCGTAGCTTGTATTATTGCAAAATTTTCACTAGTAATACTAATATTTAAATTTCTATCAAAATTTACAAGTGTAGATATACTTTCTAAAGCGGAAGTTGCTTCTAATGTTTGTGTTTTTATACCATCACCACTAACTACTATTTTAGTAATTCTATATGAACTTATATTAGTTGTTTGTATTGAATATGATAGTTCAGAATCTGCACTATCTTCAATTTCAGTAACTCCATTAGTTAAAGTTAATGTTTCAACTCCAGCTAATTCTTTTTTATTTTTTATAAAAGTAACAGAATTATTTGGCCCATCTATTGCTACATTTAATTTAATTTTTGGAACAACTGGGTCAGTTGGGTTTTGCTCATCTGGTATAGCTACATTTTGTTGTAATGTAAACTCAATAGATTTATCTTGAGAATCTACATCATAACTAAAATCATTTTGAAGTACATCTCCTAAAAATTTTCTTACTCTAAATGTGTATGCTGGCGTTGTTGAATAAACGCTTTTATAAGTGTCAGGATCATATGTATATAAATTATTAGTATCAGATGTATAATTTGGAAGACCCCTAGTACTATAAGCTACTAAACTATCATATGGGTTTATGTTTAAAGCTATGTATGGTACATAATATTTTGGATTTTCTACAACATCTATTATGAATTTTTCATTTGATGAATATCCTTCTTTTTGTACAGTAATAGTTTTAGCTCCATTAGTCAATAAATCACTTAGAGAAACTGAAAGTCCGTAGCTCGTAGTTTGATATATTGGCGTATCGTTTACATAAATACTTGATTCAGTATTCGATTTAATGTAAAGTATATTTTTATTATCAGTATTAGCTACATTTGGCGTATCTACAATTGGTATAAATCCGGCAGTACTTCCTCCACCGCCACCATATGAAATACCAACACCAGACCCACCACCTACACCAACACCCCTTTCAGTATCAAGCGCATTTAGTTGCTGAGATTCACTTACCCCAAAGCCACTATCAAAAATATTTTCATCGTTTGCTACTGCCATTTTGTTACTTTATAAGTATTTTTATATTATTGAAATTCGATTCGTTCTCTACCCATACCACCATCTGCCAAATTCTGTCTATCCAATGTATCGTATTCTCGATAGATGCTACCACCTCCGCCGCCTCCACCACCGCTTGATGGTGGTACATATGGTGGTTCTTCTATTGGTGTAACTATTTCAATTGGAGCCGGTGAAGGTTCTACTTTAATTTTTTCTGGTGGAGTTGGAGTTGGAATTTGTTTTTTAATTTCTTCTTCCAACTTCAACTCCATACTAGTCAATATTGGTTTTATTACTTCTGCCATTTGTAGTACAGGACTACTTGTATCTATTGTATTATTAGAATCAATTCTTTGTAATACTTTACCAACAATATCAACACTATCATCCAATCCAGCATCATAAGTAGCTTCTTTCTTAACATCAGGTTTTGATAGATAAAAATCAATACACATAATTAATATCCTTTTACAAATACTTTCTATTTCATTTACTGATAATTCTATTACGGGTCTTTCGGTTTTTGGTTTACCATATTTAACATCTCTAATATCAGATATTCTATTTGTAAATTCATAAAAAGATGCTTCAACAAATTTTTCAAATACTCTAGTTGAAAATGTATCAAAATCTTTTATTTTAAATTCAGAAACCATTTTATCTAACCACTTAGTTGAATACTTTGATTTTAAAAAATTATCAATTACAGTTGGATTTACTTTCTCAATAAAATTAAATGCTAAATTTATAGTATCATCTCTGAATTCACCATTGTTTATAAATAAATCAAATCGTTTTTTAAGTTCTGGATTTAATTGTAATCCTTTTTTTAATGGTAATAATCTAACCTCTGTACGTGATGGTGATATTTCTGCTATCCACAAACTATCCGCCGGAGCTTCACTACCTACTCTTTTGTTAAGTAATGTTATTTGTGTTTTAAATATACCATTATCATATCCAGCTTCTCTTAAAAGTCTTTCAACATCTATAAAATATTCAGTTGGAAATTGATTTTTCTTAAGTACAGTTCCTTCAGCTATTAAAAAATAATCTTTAATATTTGCAGTTGTTATTGGAACATATCTAACTAATTCATCATTTATTTGTGGTAATTGATTATCGTTTAAGTCATATACAATAAACTCAATAGCATCTTTTTCACCAAATCCAAAGAAGGACTCGAGGTTACCTTCTTCAAATATTTTTCTATCGTTTGAAGATATTCTATACCCCTGATTATTTAATATTTCCTTAAATGTTTTTATTGCCATGACAACTTATTTCTTTTACTCATTTGCTTATCATATACATAGTAACAATATTGTTTTCCTACACTATGAATAAGTTTACCTATCCAATTATCTTTTGGCAATGTACCCACTTCATAAGCCATATGCTCAGTCCAAGGTTTTACCATCATATAAATCCACTTAGTATTTTGTGGTTTAGCTTTCATATACTTAACTACATTTCTAGCCCACATCATATATCCTAATACCAAACGAGGGTCTTTCTCATACATCATCTCACCATAAATTTCATCGGCGTTCCAAATGTGTTGAGGTAAGTAACCCTGATTGTATAATTCGTTACAAATAATTTTCTTCTTCTTAGTAGTTGCGTTTGTAAGTTGTTGATTAGCTGCAATCAATTGTGTTTGGTTAGCATTCAATTGAGTGTTTATCTGATTTATTGTTTGATTAAGATTTACTATCTGCGCTTGTGCCGATGTAAGTTGCTCACCCAATAATGCGTTCTCTTGTAATAAAGAAGTATTTCTTGCACTCAAAGAAACTCTTTGAATAGATTCTGCAGTTGCTTTTTGTATTGAATTTTGTAAACTACCAATACTACTTTCTATTTTTGAATTTGCTTGTAGTGTTTGATTTTGAGATACGGCTAAAAGTAAATCTTTAGAATCCATTTCCACCAAAAGACTTTGAGTTGTTATTTCCAATTCTTTAACTTTTGATGCTAAATTAAGAGTAACACTATTTAATCTTTCAACTTGTAATGTTAAATCTGCTATTAATTGGTTGGCTTGATTATAAGATGTAAGTAATATAGTTGGCGGTAACTCCGGTGCTTCCACTGGTATCAATTCAACTATATTTGTATCTATTGATTTTATAACCTCAACCTCATTATATTTTGGTTTTGTTAATTTACCAGAAACTATACCATCATCCGCAACAGACCCACTAAATACATGGACACCAAATTCATTTTTAGTTTTGATTGCTAATGAACCACTAACTAAAAGCTCTGATATCATGCCTTCATTTCGTAAACCCGTCTTTATTAATCTTTTTATCATTTCTAGTTCTTTGCTATACTAAATGTTATATTATCATCAAAATATTGTGAACCACCATCTTTCTCAACCATAAATTCTATTTTATAAACTCTACCAGCTTCCCAATTGGAAAGATTGAGTTTTATATAGTTACCATCAGCATCACAACTTATTTTAGAATAGTTACCAAATGGAATTATAATATCATTAGATGCAAAATCTCTTATCTGATAGTATGTAGTTTGTGGCAAATACTTTTGAGTGTTGTATGCAAATTGATTTGAAAAAGTTTTCAATGGATACAATTCTCTACCAAATATTCTTATTTTAGGAATACTATTTAGTTTGTATTCTTTTTTCAAATTGTTAATACCAATTTTAATATCTTCTGCAGTTAATGCTGCTAATGAACCAGTTATATAAGATTGGTCATCCCAACCTATTCTAATCTTTGGTTGATATATAGTGTGTGTTTCTTTACTAAAGAATTTAATTACACCATAATCTTCTGTATTGGATTCCACATCAGTTGCGTATTTTAAAATAAACCCATCGTTTGGTATAGAACCACTCATCCAAGATTTTAAAATAGATTTCACATCCATATTAATATCAGATGTTTCATAATTAAATGATTGAGATGCTTCGTATTGTGTCCACCAAGTTCCACCACCACCATTATTCACACTAGCAGTTGTATTTGTTGCGAAGTTATTTTGCAACCATTCTAAGTTAGTATCACCTTCTCTATAATTCCAAGTTACACCCTGCGTTGATATATTATCAAAACGAGTACCAGTACCCATTTGCCAACTACCAGATAGTGCATTTGCATATATTGTATATTCTAATGGAATTTCATTTGTTTCAGTCTCTCTTAAAATTAAAGTTGCATCATTAAATCCAATACTATTATCTGATATTGATTTTGATATGTATCCTACTTCAAATTTTACCAAAGCATGAGATACATCTTTTATGTTCCCATAATATATTTTACTTATTTCTATAATTTCATCAAGCCCAGTATTTTGATTGGGTTGTTGAAGATAAAGCGTTGCATCTTTTGATGCTGTTAAAAAGTAGTATCCCATTATTTTGCCCTTCCTTTTATGTCCGAATCCGGATATTTAATTTCAAAAATAGATGGGTCTAAAGATGGATATACAATCTTAGCTTTAGTTGCCGCTTCTATATTGTATGAATTCGGTGCGTATTTACCCCCACACTTATTCACTATTGATAAACTTGGAACAGATGAAACTCCTTCTATATTTGCTATTAATAATTCAACCTCACTCAAATTTATGGTTTGATTAAATTGCCAATTATCAATGTTAAAATAATCTTTTAATTCAGAAATACATTTTGCTAATACTTCACTCTTATTATAATTTTGGTAAACTGATATTTCAAAATCAATACCTATGTTTATAATAAATCCATCGTTAATATTAATACCATCAGTTAATAATCTATACTCATTTAAATAAGTCTTTACATTTTCTTTAACACCTCTAGTAAGTGGTACTAATCTTCCAAATAAGTCATATCCTAACAAATACAAATTAATTGCAAATGGGTTATTCTTTTCATTTTCGTTTGAAGTCTTTCCAATTAAATATTGTGTAATATCTTCTTTTATAGATTGTTCAGATGGTTCTTCGCTATCAGGCATATTAACAAAGTTCATTACCAAATCAGTAAATTCTTGCAAATTGTTAGGTGATGCTAATATAGATGCTGGCGAGTTATTATCTATTGTACCATCAGCTACAGCGTAAGCTTTTGCAACTGCTCCAAATTTTGCAGGCATAGATAAAACTCTTACCTGATAATCTTTTGCAGTTACTGCTCTATTTTGTGAACCAAAGTTTGCTAAAGCGTTTTGTCTAATTTCTTCAACAGTCTCACCACCTCTACCACCTGCAGCAGTAACTTCATTATCAATAGCTACAGAGTTTTTTGTTGCTTCGTAAATTGCTCTTTCACTATCACTCAATGCTTGAGTATCTTCTTCAAATTCTATTTTAGTAATTCTAGTCAATTGACCTGTTGCTACATTTGATTTAACACCACCACCTACTAAATATCTAACAGTCATTGTTGTACTTGCCGGTGATGTACCATATGTTTTTGTTTTTAAAAAATTTGTTGGGTCAAATGATTCATCTAATCTACTAATAGAGTTTGGTAATCCCAATCCAACATTTTTAAGATTTGGAATTAATTGTTCATCAGATGCAGTTGGGTCACCGGCTCCAAATTGAATTACAGTTCTACTTTCCTCATCTACCTTTGCAACAAATCTTCTTGGAGTTTTTATTGTTTTTAAAATATATGGTACAGTTGTTTTAAATTGATATAAATCAGCATCATTCACTTCTGTGTTTGGTACATCTATAAAAACCATTTCTTGTGCTAAATATGGTACTTCATACCATTTATTATTACCACTATCTCTGCAATCATATATTTGAATAACATTAGTTTCATCCAATACTATTTTTTGAAATGGAGAATATGAATCAAATGTAACTGATGTTTCTACCAACTCCGCAGATATTGCTTGTACATATTTTTTAATTAAATAAAAACTTGGTTCTCCTGTTGCAGAATCTCTTTGATAAACACTAATCTCTCTACCAGCTGCATCAGAAAAATCAATAGCGTCTGTTGTTCTGAATACTATACCATCTTTTGTTGATGTAGATTGTAATCCTTCTTTAATTCTTAAAAAATATTTTGTATCCGGTAAATTATTTACTCCAGTTCCAATTGATGGAACTAATTGATAAACCGATAGTGTTGTAATTGCTGGCGATGATACTTTTGGTTTGTATCCCAAATATTGTGATAATGCTAATACACTTTTTATATCTTCAGCATATACCATTAATGATTCTTTTAAAGTATCATCAATATAATAAGATAATGAATCACCTATATACGATGCCATTTCTATAAACATCATACCAGGAGAAGATTCATTAAAATCGGAATATGTTTTTGGGAAATAGCTTTTTGCAAACTCTACTAGATTATTTCTAAATCCAACAAAGTCCTTATCAAGATATTTTATATCTTTTCCTTTATTTTTAAAATTTTTATTTGTTACAGTTATTCCCATTTTTATTTTATTAAGCTGCTATTGTGAAAGATACAGTGTTTAAATCAGGTTGATTTAATAATCCAAATGTTACCGATACATTTATTAAATTATTATCTCTATTGTTATTTGTACTTTCTACATCTATTTGTTCAATTGTAACATATGGTAACCATTGTTCTAATGCGTTTGTTATAGCATCTTCAATTTTACCTGGCAAAGTATCATCATTAAAATCAAATAATAATTCTTGCAGTCCACTACCAAATGCGGGTTGCATTACTCTTTCACCTCTTTTGGTTAATAGTAAATTTTTTACATTTGATTTTATTTGCTCATTAGTTGTAAAAGTTTGATTGAACGCAGTATTACCGATTTGGATTGGTAATGATATACCTATCGCATAATCTTCATACTTTTTAGTATCTTGTACTAATTTTTGTCCTAATACAACTGCCATTATTTCTTTTTAAATCTTTTAACCAATTCTGAATAATCTCT